CGATTAGTCGTCGAGGATGTCTTCGTCTACGAAGTCTGGGTCTGGGCTACCCTCATCTACACGCTCTTCCACCTCAAGAGTCTTTAGAATCTGGGAAAGTGGGACATCCACTTTAACTTTGGTCGATGCGTTCGCCATGACGGGGAGTATACCCAAGTTACCGTCACGTAACTCTTGTTCGGATATACCCCAAGAAAAGCTTCCGACGTCTATCCTCTCAGCAATGGCATCAATACCATCGCCTATGCTATCCACTAGTACTTGGAAAGCACTCACGCCGTATTCTTTAAATAATGCCCCTAAGAACGTTTCTCGGTTCATCCAGAATACCATAACATCTTCAGCAAACGGGTTGTCATCCCCTTGGTTTGCTCTAGAGATCTGCGCTAGCATTTGCTCAGCGATACTTAGTCCCTTATTTCTTTCTGCAAAGAAAGCAGCAGCAGCAGGTCGGAAGATAGATCCCGTCCCCCAAGTATCGGTGTTATGGTGATATGATTCTTGTAAGAATACTTTGATTACCTCACCCTTAACCTTATGCCAGATTTGTTTACTTTCATTAATCTCCATGCCTAAGGTAGCAGCATGCTCGGACAACGGCTTGTACGTTGACTTCACATCCTCCAAAATCAATGATTTAGGTATAGGTAATAAAACATCATCCCCAGCTTGAGGTCCAAATATTGGTTCATAGCCTATAAGGGTGGGGATAACATAATGGACAGTGACTAGTCCATAGACAGAGCCACCTATATGAGTGAACTTCACTCCGCTTGGCAAGCCTCCATGCACACTAAACAAGTGAAAAGCCTTGTCAATGTCGTAGTAATAGTCCGCTAACTGCTTTGCTTCAACCTCCAAGTCAGGCCATAATGAAGTCAAACTCTTATCTAATAGATAATGTTTAAAAGTCATAATATGTACAGCCCTATCAAACCACTCATGGTATCTTGCATTATAAAACGGTTTTATAGCGATTAGTAAAATAGTAGCAAATATCGAACCGTTTACTGTAGCATCATACTGACTTAGGTCGGCAGCTAACATGTCATACTCTTGCAAAAACAAATCCTTCAACATTTTGGTTATCATTGATACCCTTGTAGGTTTGTCTTGCAGGCTCGGGAAAACGCTGATCTTTTTGGATTGGCACTCACGCAAAAATGGGGCCATGATCATCGCTTCAAGCAACCCTTCAATTGCACTAACCGCAGATACACCTCTAGTCTTCCCAGGCTTAGACTTGAGTTTACCTTCTTCCAATATGTATCCATGTTTTTGTATCCTCGCAAGTGGTGTTACAATAGCGTTCAAGTCATTTACCCCAAACACACTGTTATCAAGAATATGAGCTAGCGCATCAATATTCCTGTACTCGAAAGTAAGACCAGAGTGTTTGTCTTTAACAACGCGCCCGATGTTAGGACGTGTATCAACTCCTGTTAATAAGAGAAGTCTTAAAGCGACTTCCTTTGTTAAGGGCCGGTTTGCATTACCATAAACGGGAAAACCCATCATCCCATCTTTATCTTGGTCAAACCTGACTTTACTCGCTCCATCTGGTTCTAAAGACCCAAGTCTTATCCCCTCATGGACAAATTGCTCTCGCAATTTGATGGCACCTTCAACCACAATCCTAGATAAATCTGAATCGCGATATTCCAGCGGATTTTGCGCCTTAATTATGAAGTTGAGAAGAGCTTTATGTACCTCTCCGATTTGATTGTTATCAAATCCTCCACCCGTTAGAGCTTGGTCCCCTTCAATTAACCATAAAATATAATCCTTTGAGTCTTTATCTGCAGGTTCTAAACTTTTATGAAGCTCCAAGAGATCGTAAATGTATTGGTCTATCTTATCTTTACGCTTCGATAGTTGGGCTCTTCATCTCTGGTGACGGCTCTACGGCTTCTCTCAGTCTACCCCTAAACTTCAATCGATCGTAGGGACGAGGTCCAAACAGTTTTATACCTGCTCCAAGAACTGGCGTGTTTCCTTCGGGATTGTCGGTAAACTCAACATCGGTTCTATAGTTCATCTCAGTCATTCTTCTCCACAACCCTGTATTAGAAGAAAGCTGACGACCAATCTTGTCCACAAACACGTCCATTTGAAGTAGATCGGGTTGGGGGATGTAAGATCCATACTTGTCGGTACTAAAAAATGTGTCAAGCACACTTCCACTAAATTTTACATTTAGTCCATCCATAATACACATCTCCTTCCTTATTCTTGCATTATGATAGGTAGTTTCCAT